GCGGTTACTGGGGAGACATAAGAAGTGATGGTACTGCTACGTCAGGCGGTAGTCAAAGCTCAGGGTCAATACCTTTTCTTCATGTAGTTGACTCAGAGATGTTAGCATTTTCTCAAGGCAAGACAAGAAGAGGAAGTTACGCCGCTTACATAAATATTACACACCCTGAAATTATAGAGTTCTTAGACATGCGTAAACCTAGTGGTGGAGATGTTCATAGAAAATGTTTAAACTTACATCATGGTGTAAATATATCAAATGAGTTTATGCAGTTAATTGATAACTGTCTTAGTGAGCCTACTTATGATGACAGTTGGGATTTAATTGACCCTCATACAAAGAAGGTAGTTAAGACTGTATCAGCTAGAGAGTTGTGGCAAAAGATTTTAGAAAATCGTGTAGCTACTGGTGAGCCTTACCTAAGTTTTATTGATACTATTAATGAAGGACTACCTCAATCACAAAAAGATTTAGGATTAAAAGTACATCATTCAAATTTATGTAGTGAAATAACTTTACCAACTGATGAACACCGCACTGCTGTGTGTTGTTTATCTAGTGTAAACTTAGAGAAGTATGATGAATGGAAAAATGACAGTATGTTTATTCCTGATTTAATTAGGTTCTTAGATAATGTCATTCAACACTTTATAGATAATGCTCCTGAAGAAGTATTCAGAGCTAAGTTTAGTGCAATGAGAGAAAGAAGTCTTGGCTTAGGTGCTATGGGTTTCCATGCGTATTTACAATCTAAAGGTATTCCGTTTGAGTCAGCATTAGCTAAGAGTCAGAACCTACAGATATTTAAAAGTATAAAAGAACAAGCAGTTGAGGAGTCTAAACGTCTTGCAGTTAAACGAGGTGAAGCTCCTGACATGGAAGGGACAGGTATGCGTAACGCTCACTTGTTAGCGATAGCACCTAACGCTTCTAGTTCAATTATATGTGGTACAACATCACCATCAATAGAACCTTTTAGAGCTAATGCGTATGTTCAAAAAACTATGTCAGGTTCTTTTCTAGTTAAAAATAAATTCTTAGAAAAATTATTAGAAAAGAAAGAAATTAATAATGACAAAACTTGGCAAAAGATATTAGCTAACAGAGGTTCGGTATCTAATATAGATGAGTTAACAGAGTATGAAAAAGATACTTTTAAAACTGCTATAGAAATAGACCAACAATGGATAATAGAACACGCAACTGACAGGCAGAAATATATATGTCAAGCACAGTCAGTAAATGTTTTTGTCCCTGCTGATGTAGACATAAAAGATTTACATAACATGCACATGTTAGCGTGGAAAAAGAAATTAAAAACTCTTTACTATTGTAGGTCGGAAGCAATTAAACGAGCAGAGTTAGTCTCACAAAAAATAGAACGAACAGTAATACCAGAAGCAGATGAATGTCTAGCTTGTCAGGCGTAGGAGTAAAATGAAAGAATATAAATCAATGGACGGTAATAAACAATCTGTCTTATGGACTGTTTATCACACAGTCTTGGCAGTTGAGTTAGCAATAATAATATTAATTGAAGCGTTAGAATTATTTGATTGGTGGGGGTGGTTAGTATGAGTTTATTTAAAGAGAGAGTACACTATAAACCTTTTGATTATGAGTGGGCGTTTGAAGCCTATGACTTACAACAAAAAATGCACTGGCTTCCTAGTGAAGTACCATTGCATGAAGATGTAAGGGATTGGAATGAGCGATTAACTCCTGAAGAAAAAAATTTAATTAATCAAATATTAAAATTCTTTACGCAAGGAGATGTTGACATAGCTCAGGCTTATAATGACAAATACATTCCTAAGTTTAAACCTCCTGAAATTAGAATGATGTTATCAGCTATTGCAACAAGTGAATGTAATCACGCACATTCTTATTCATTACTTAATGATACTATTGGTTTACCTGATAGTGAGTATAAAGCATTTCAAGAATATAAAGAAATGTCTGATAAACATAATTATCTTTTTGAAGATAAAGGTGAAGGCGTATCAGGACTAGCTAGAGAGATGGCTTGTTTCTCTGCGTTTGGTGAAGGCTTACAGTTGTTTGCTTCCTTTGTTATGCTCCTTAACTTTAGTCGTTATGGTCGTATGAAAGGTATGTCTCAAATAGTTACATGGTCTATTAGAGATGAGACACATCATGTTGAGTCTATGATAAAACTTTTTAAAGAGCTTATCAAAGAACACCCTGAGATATGGACTGAGGAATTTAAAGCGTCTATCTATCAAACATGTAGAGACATGGTTGACTTAGAAGATAGATTTATTGACCTTGCATTTCAAATGGGTGGGATACGAGGATTAAAAGCTGAAGAAGTTAAGCAGTACATAAGGTACATTGCTGATAGAAGACTGTTACAATTATCATTAAAACCTAACTATGGCGTTAAAGATAATCCTTTAGGTTGGTTAGACTGGGTTCTTAACGGCGTAGAACATGCAAACTTCTTTGAAAACAGAGCAACTGAGTACAATAAAGGTACAGTATCAGGCTCATTATGGGGATAAAGTTCCCTTTTTAGAGGATATACATGAATACATTAAATGATTTAGCTCTTCCTAAGACAGTTGATGACTTACTAGAGCTATTAAATAAGACATATCCTGAACAATCTGCGTCTATTGAAGACAATGCTAAAGAAATTTATTTCAAAGCAGGTCAACGAGACGTAGTGCGTTTTGTTAATGTTTTAAAAAAGAGGAGTGAGGACTGATGTGCATGAGTAATAGAACGCCAAGTTACGCTAGACCTGACCCTTATATTAAATACAATAACGGTAATGTATTTGACCCTAAAATTCCTGAAGAAGAAACTACTACTGCTACTACTGATTTAGCTAAAAAAGTTGTTACAGACAATTATGGTCAAGGTGGTGTTGAAGGTTCTAACTCAGGATTAAATATAAATTAAAGGAAAATATAAAATGAGGAAACTATAATGTGTATGGGTGGCGGCGGCGGTAATCGTCCTGAACCTGCTCCAAATCCAGTAGTAAACGCTTCACCAATAGGTGATGACTTAGCTCCTGAATTGGTAACAGCAGATGAATTAGATGAAGATGTGAAGAAAAAGAAAAAGAAAAAAGATGGTACTTCAATGTTACAAACTTCTGGTACTAACACTGCTACAGCTTCGTCAAATTCTGGTCTTAATATTCAATAATAAATGGAAAATATAAAGATAGATACAGCAAAAGAACGCTACGAAAAATTAAAACACGATAGACAACATTACTTAGATAGAGCAAGAGAATGTTCTGAAATAACTATACCTGCTCTCATTCCTGATGATACATTTAAAACTTCGTCAGATTTATATACTCCCTTTCAATCAATAGGAGCAAGAGGTGTTAATAACCTTGCTTCCAAACTCCTCCTTTTACTACTTCCTCCCAACTCTCCCTTCTTTAGATTATCCGTAAGTGGAAAAACTAAAGAAGAATTGGAGAGTCAAAAAGAATTAAAATCTGAAATTGAAAAATCTCTTGCTAGTATTGAAAGAGAAGTGTCAAGTAAGATTGAGCAACTTGCAATTAGAACAAGTGTATTTGAAGCATTAAAACATCTTATTGTAAGTGGTAATGTTCTAACATATTTACCTAAGAATGGAACAATGCGTGTGTATCCTTTATCTCAATATGTATGTAGAAGAGATAATTCAGGAACACTTTTAGAAATTATAATTAAAGAAAGTATTACACCTTTAAGTTTAGATGAAGCTGTGCGTGAAGAAATTGCAAAAGACTCTGATTATAAAGAAGATGAAGAGTGTGATTTATATACTCATATTTATAAATTAGATGATAAGAAATTTTATATTTGTCAGGAAGTTAAAGGAATAAAAATACCTGACTCAATAGGGACTATTGTTTCTGATAACATGGCGTATCAAGCACTACGAATGGTTAGAGTAGACAGCGAAGATTATGGTAGAGGATATGTTGAAGAATTTTTAGGAGATTTAAAATCACTTGAAGGTTTATCACAAGCTCTTGTAGAGTCTGCGGCGGCTAGTTCAAAAGTTGTATTTATGGTTAGACCTAATGCAGTAACTCGTAAAAGAGATTTAGCTATGACTAGAAATGGTGACATTATAACTGGTGCTAAAGATGATGTCTCAGTATTACAAACTGATAAACAATATGACTTACAAGTAGTACAGCAATCCATACAAAAAATAGAAGAACGTATGTCTTATGCTTTCTTATTACACACATCAATACAAAGAGATGCAGAGCGTGTAACAGCACAAGAAATTAGATACATGGCGGAGCAACTTGAAACAAGTATGGGTGGTATATATTCTTTATTATCTCAAGAGTTTCAACTTCCATTAGTTTCTGTACTAATGAAACGTATGCAACAAAACAAAGAGATACCTGCATTACCTAAAAATAGTGTTAAGCCTACAATTATAACAGGCATAGAAGCACTGGGACGAGGGAATGATTTACAAAAATTAAGAGAATTTGTAGCTGAGATTGCAAACTTAGCTCAAATAAATCCACAAGTAGTAAGTGCCTTAAATCCTAATGATTTAATTAAACGTATCGCTACTGGTCTAGGCATAGATACAGAAGGTTTAATGAAAACAGAAGAGGAAATAGCGGCAGAGCAACAAGCTCAACAAGAACAAATGCAACAACAACAAATGATGGGCATGGCTGAGAAAGCTGTTGCACCAGTTGCAAATAACTTATCGAAACAGGATACTCAATAATGGTAGAACAAGTAGAAATAAAACAAGAAGAAACTACGGCTGAAAAACCAGTCGAAGAAACAACAGGTAGACCTGAATGGTTACCTGAAAAATTTAATTCACCTGAAGATATGGCTAAAGCCTATGGTGAATTGGAAACAAAATTAGGACAGCCAAAAGAAGAAGCTCCTAAAGAAGAAACTAAGCAAGAAGAAACTAAATCTGAAGAGTCATTAGAGATAGCTGAAAAGGCTGTTGAGAACGCAGGTTTAGATATGAGTAATTTACAAACACAATATAATGAAAATGGTAAACTAGATGATAGCTCTTATGAGTCATTAGAAAAAGCAGGAATACCAAAAGATTATGTTGACGCTTTTATACAAGGGCAACAAGCTCTTGCAACACAACAACAAAGCGAAGTTAAAAGTATTGTAGGTGGAGATGAAGCCTATAAGAACATGTCTGAATGGGCGGCAGGTAATATGTCTGAAGGCGAAAAGAAAGCATATAACACAGCCGTTAATAGCAGAGACATGGATACTGTTAAGTTAGCAGTAGAAGGACTTAAAGCAAAATATGAACAAGTTAATGGTACTGAACCTAGTCTCGTACAAGGTAAGGCGTCACCAACTGGTGAACAAGGTTATCGTTCATGGGCTGAAGTTACAACTGCAATGAATGACGCTAGATATTCTAGTGACCCTGCTTATCAAGCAGATGTAAAAGCAAAACTAGCGAACAGTAAAATATAGTTGTGCGACATGGTATATGTGGCAACTGCCAAACATAATTAAGTTAAGTAACTTTACCCTTTGCGGAGGACAATTCTGATTATGAAACTGAACAATGTAAGGCTTTCTTAAATAACCTTAACTAAAGGAGACTAAAATGGCAAATGCAACACCAGTATCGGTGGGCAAAGTCAATGCTTCTGGTAGTGAAGACGCTTTATTTCTGAAAGTTTTTGCAGGAGAAGTATTAACTTCTTTTGAAAGAGCTTCAGTAACAGCAGGTGCAGAGATGGTACGTTCTATCTCTAACGGTAAGTCAGCAACTTTCCCAGTAATGGGTAGAGTAGCGGCGGCTTATCACACAGCAGGTGCGGAAATCACAGGAAGTGACGTAAACCACAACGAAAAAGTCATTACAATTAATGACTTACTATTAAGCTCAGTATTCCTTAGCAACATTGAAGAAGCTAAGAACCACTGGGACGTAAGAAGTGCTTACTCTACAGAAATTGGTAGAGCTTTGGCTTTCCAAAAAGATAAGCATATCTTACAAACAATCGGTCAAGCGGCTCAGGCGGCTACCAACGTAACAGGCGGAGACGCAGGTACAGTATTAACTAATACAGGTATCGCTTCTGCAACTGCGGCTACTGCGGCAAACGCAATGATTGACTCATTGTTTGATGCCGCTTCTAACCTAGACTCACACTACGTTCCAAAAGAAGGTAGAAAGTGTTTCCTAAGATTAGAAGAATACTACAAATTAGCTAACGCTACAAATGCAGTCAATGTTGACTTCAGTGGNGGTGCTAATGGTGGTGTGGCTGAAGGTAAAGTAATTAAAGTAGCAGGAATTGAGTTAATTCCAACTCCTCACTTTGTTTCTTCAAACGTAAACTCAGGCGTAGACCAAGGTTCAGCTACAGCAGGAGGTTCAAATCCTCAAGCTGTTAACTTGGCTAACTATGTGGCATTAGTTTGTCACCCTAGTGCGGCAGGTACAGTTAAGCTGATGGATTTATCAACTGAAATGGAATATGACATAAGACGTCAAGGTACATTAATGGTTGCTAAATACGCAATGGGACATGGCGTCCTAAGACCTGAAGCGGCTGTAGGTATTAAAGAAGCGTAAGCCTCTTTAACTACATAATCTTAACTAGAGGGCGGACTTAGTTCCGCCTTCTTCTTTTTAAGGGAAACTATGACAACACAGATTACTCCAACTACTGAGCTTCAAGCTGTTAATACTATGTTATCAGTAATAGGTGAAGCTCCTGTTAATACAATTACAGGTAATACGAATGTAGATGTATCAGTCGCTAAAAATATTTTAGATGAAACATCTATGTCAGTTCAAACTCAAGGTTGGAATTTTAACACACAATATAAATATGTAGTTTCTTTAGACACTGATAATAAAATACCACTACCCTCAAACTGCGTTCAAGCTGACGCCTCAGCAGATTTCCGTTATATGAATGTTGTTATCCGTGATGGCTATTTATATGATATGGATAATCACACTGACGTTTTCACTACTGCACCTACACTTGATGTAGTTCTAGTGCAACAATATGAACACCTCCCTGAATACGCAAGACAATACATTACATTAAAATCAGCTAGAAGATTTGCTTCTCGTTTTATTGGTGACTCTGAAATAACTAAATTAGTAGGTACTGATGAACAAGAGGCACACAATACTTTTAAACAAGCTGATACAAGAAGTGCTGATGTAAATATACTTTCAGGAGACGCTAATACTTATTCAATAATTAACAGACCTCCAAGAAGGACATACTAATGCCAGTTGTATCGCAGAGTATTCCTAATTTTATTAATGGTATATCTCAGCAAACACCAACACAAAGAGGAATTAATCAAGCAACTGAACAAGTAAATCTACAAAACAATATTGTAAATGGTTTATCAAAGCGTCCACCTCTTGAATATATAGCAACACTTGATGCTTCAAATGTATTCCCCAACACAGCAAAATTATGGAACATACAGCGTGATGAAAGTAATCAATACTTATGTGCTTTTTATGACAACGGTGTAAAGGTATATGATTTAGCAGGTAATGAAAAAACAGTTTCTTTTCCAAATGGAAATACTTATCTTAACTCAACTAATCCAAAAGAAGATTTTAAATTAGTTAACATAGCTGACTTTACTTTTATTGCTAATAAATCTATTGTGCCAACAGCAGACAGTACAACGTCTGCGGCTAAAGTAGAAGAGTTCTTAATTTATGCTAAGACATCTAACTACGGTAGAGAATATAAAGTTGCTCTTAAACACCCTAGTATGTCGTATGAGATAGAAGTTATATTTCAAATGCCTAGTGGTAATGATGCAACTACTGACAGTGAATTTAGAGATACAAATAAAATTACAGATATACTTTTAAAAGGTACTTCAAGTACACACTGGAATGGGAGTGCGTCACAAATAGGATTTAAAACTGTTCGTACTGATACAGGAGCTACGTTATCTACTACTGAAGGTTTAACAAATTATTCTGGTATTAGTAACTACTTTACTTTTGAGTCTTATGACTCTGTTATCTATGGTAAGCCTACTGACGGAAACGCAAACTATACTGTGTCTACTTCTGATGGTGCAGGTAATGCGTCTATGTATGCTATTAAAGATAAGATACAAGATTTTACAAAGCTACCTTATTACGGAAAAGATGATGTTATTATACAAGTAACAGGTGATGAAGGAGATACTCTTTCTGATTATTTTGTGCAATTTAAAGGCAATGGTATTTGGAATGAGTGTATTGCTCCTGCTACAAGCATAGGATTAACAGACACTACAATGCCTCATGCACTTGTTAATAATAATAATGGTACTTTTACATTTAAAAAAATAGAATTTACTGACAGAATATGTGGAGACTCTTTATCAAACTCTGACCCTTCTTTTGTTGGTAAAACAATTCAAAATTTAACATTTTATAAAAGTCGTTTAGGAATTTTATCAGGTGAAAATTTAATTTTATCTGAAAATGCAAGTTACTTTAATTTCTTTGCTACAACAGTTACACAAGTTTTAGACACTGACCCTATTGATATAGCGGCGTCAGGTACACAAGTTAATACTCTTAAAAACTCTGTAGCATTTAATGAAACTTTATTATTATTTTCTGATACAGCTCAATATAAATTAGACTCAGGTGGTGATACAATAACACCTACGTCAGCTATACTAAATGAAGTCTCAGTGTTTGAGCATGATGACAGTGTAACTCCTGTAGCGGCAGGTAAATTTGCATATTTTTGTCAATCAAGAAATAATAATACAGCAGTAAGAGAATACTATGCTGATGATGATACTTTAACAAATGATGGTTTAGATATTAGTGTGGCAGTACAAAGTTTAATTCCTGCTAATCCATATCAAATTATAAGTAATACGATTGAAGATACTTTATTATTTTTAGTATCAGATACGGCAGACGGTGCAGTAGCTCCTGCTTCTGTAGGTTCTGCTGTTACTCCAACAAATGCTAACACAATATATCTTTATAAATATTTCTTTGATAAAGG